ATGGAAAAGGTAAGTATAAACGACCTGAACGAGTGGACCTATCCTGTACTGCATAGCGGTAAGGAATGGTACGTGGATTTCTTCGCATACGATCCTGCTAGAGGAAAAATGCGAAGAAAGAAATTCATGTTGGATAGGTACAAGACTGCCAGAGCAAAGAAAACCATAGCTGCAGAACTTATTCACAACCTGGTAGCAAAGCTGAAGAACGGCTGGAACCCATTCGTAAACGCTGGCCGTACAAGGCTGTTCACCCCATGGGCAAAGGTAATGGAGCGATATCGCCAATACCTAGAGACAGCAGTATCCAAAGGTCAGCTGAAGGAAAAGACTGCCTACGACTACAGATCGAGGCTACGCCAGCTGGAGCTGTACCAGGAAGAAACCGGAAACACGCTTGGCCAGGTAAGCCAGTTCTGCAGGGAGTGGGCTGTGGATTACCTGGATTACCTATTATATGATAAAGATGTAACCGCGCGCACGCGTAATAACCACCGTACCTATCTGAGTACGCTGGGAGCCTGGCTGGTAGATAGGCGCTACCTGGCACAGAACCCCATCGAGGATATACGCATGCTAAGGGAAGAGGAAAAGCATCGAGATCCGCTATCAGAACGCCAGCTGCAGCAGTTAAAGGAATACTTGAACGAGTATAATCCTTATTACCTACTGGCCTGTCTGATGGTGTATTACGGCAACATACGTCCTGAAGAGCTCAGAAACATCAAGCTGGGCGATATCTCTATCAGCGATCAGAAGATAACTGTGCGCTCAGAGATATCAAAAAACCGTAAGACTCAGAGCGTAGGCCTGCATGATGAGATAGTACGTTTGATGATACGCCTACACACCTTTGATGGTACCGCCGATCAGGATTACCTGTTTGGTCGCGATCTACGCCCATCGAGGGAGCAAACGTATATTAACCACTTCCGCTATGAGTGGCAGAAGGTTCGCCAGGCGCTGCATTGGGATAATAGGTTCCAGTTCTACAGTCTGAAGGACTCCGGCATCCGTGATGGCATCAACGCCATGGGACTGATATACGCGCGCGATCAGGCACGCCATAGCGACGTAGCTGTTACCAACCTCTACGCCAAACCAAGCCACGAACCGCACGAAGAGAGTAAGCATTGGGATGGAAAACTTTAAAACAACCAGGATATGTTTTACGAGATAACTGTACGGAAAGAGGGCGAAACCAAAGAACAGATGTATCGCCGACTTAATGAGGAACGCGAAGAGAGATCGAAGCGCTACAAAAAGAAAAGGCGCAGAGAATTGGCGCAATCGATATTACGCCTGGCAGGGAAATGGCTATATAAATCGTTACGAATAATAATAGCCGCTGCTGCAGCTGCAATTGTAGAGATATGGCTTAAAGGTATCTTAAAATAGCTATTAGCGTACCCAAAACCAGACAGAGGATAAAATTCGTCATCTTAATAGCTGACAAGATCTCCACCATCAGCTCGTGCTCATCCTTGTACTTACCTATTCCGAACATATACGTTAGATTTTTGCTGCAAAGTTAACACATTTCTTTATATATCTGCAGGACATGTTAAGAAAAACATGATTTTTTGACACAAAAAGCCCGTACTATTCATCACGAACTGTACGGGCACCACCAGCTATGATTAAGTTATGGAAAGGGGGAATATTGGGAAATGAAACGAAATGAAAAGATTCATTCTATATATTGTTGTTTTAGATATTCAGCTATTAGCGATTTAATTTCTCGTACTCCTCGCCGAAACGGATAAAACAGTCGCAGAGTCGGCGAAGCTCGCGCAATCCATCGAGAGAGATAGCAGGTGTTTCCTGCTGATTGATAATAACCTGGTACTGGTATTCGAGGCCTTCATTACCGGCCATCGATGCAGTTTCTATCTGTATTAACTCGTTTTGTGCCATAATACTAATATGCTATAATTTTTGATTCAACCTCGATGGTGGCATCAGCCCCGATAAGTACAGGCGTGTTACCACGAACACTGGTAATACTACATTCTATGTATTGGGATTTACGCGCCAGCGAACTACCATCCACAGAGTGCTTAACTTCTATCTGCAGCTGCACTTCATCATCCATCATCATCTGCTGCAACTTGCTAATTAATTCGTGAACCTTCATAACCATTAACCTTGAAGTATTGCAGCCAGGAACATCATAAAAAAGCAGAAGCCTACAGCGAGAGTGGTTTGAGCTGCGAGCACCAGCGAGGGCTGCAGCTTACGGTACATAGCAACGATTTTTGTTCCCAAGGCGGGAATTTTTTGTTCCCAAGCTGGGAATAAATTGTTCCCAAGGTGGGAATTTTTTACGGGCACTACAGCGGGATTTGTCTGGCTGTAGTCGAACGGGATTTCAAGTTGGATAGCTTGTTTCATAACCTAAAGCTTTTTTAATTGTTAATACTCTTTTGCCGCTTGGCCCTTCGGGGAAAAAGGGTGGCGGCTGTCAGTCCCCGTTTGGATCAAGAGATACTTACATTCCTGGTAAAGGGTGTAGTTATCGCGGAAACCTCCAGCCGCCATGTATAGAGTATTGGGCAATAAAAAAGCCCTACTGTTATTAGTGGGCGAAAATCTGGTGCCCTCCCCAGGATACATGCTTGTATCTCTTTGATCCGGTGGCAAAAGTACGAAGAATTTCGTGAACAAACAAAAAAAAAAGTTAAGTAATATTAAAAGCACTAACTTTCGTGCAAAGTGGGCACTTTTTGATATAATTGGGCTATAAAAAACGGCTTCCACGATACATCACGCACCATGGAAGCCTTTTTCAGTTCAATGAAAAATAATCTAATCTATTAACCAATAACTAAAACCATAAAATTATAAATATCAACTAACGTAACCTTTAGAATTCACCCCTGACGCCTCAGGCGGGAACGTAAGTATATGATGTATATTATCAATGATAGGATTACCCAGGGCCCAATGTTAAGCACAGCTCGCTGGTAGAGCGACAGTTGCTTCTCGATGTGTTTATACACATACTTGGTACGGCAGATGGTACGGAAATAACGCAAGCGTACATGCTTTACGGGTACCATTTCGGTTTTCTGCAGCTGCTGTGGTTTGTTGGCCAGCGAGTGGTGGAGGTATGGCACGCCATCCACCCAATGGATGCTGGCATCGCTCTGGGCAAACATGGTTTCGAGGTGACTGGTACTGTCGCGCGTTTCGCGTTCTGCAGTCTGAGCTGGTACTTCAACCGTTACTGTTACAGGTACGTAAACAATACTCTCTGTGCGCTCGTAGCTGGCGCTATCGTGGGTATCGGTACGCTCGATAATCTTCTGCGATCTGCAGCCATGCAGGCAGGCCAATATCGCAATAAAAACGATAGCACCAATACACCAGGCAGCTATGCGCATACTATTGCCGCTACGCTGCAGTTTGTCATCATAATAATCGCTCATAAGCCAAATTCTTTTTTGAAACGTCGGTAATAAAATAATCGCTGGGCGATACCATTTTGACCACCGTTCACCTTCTTTGTGATACGACGAACGATATCTTCGCCCATCTTACCGCCATCATCCAGATCGGCCAGCTCGTTAAGCTTATGGTTCTGCCAGAACCACATAGAAGCCATCTGGTTAAGCGGGAACTCAGCCACCTTACCAGGCTCTTTCACCACATCTACAGTACAGAGGTCGGACGCAGCAAAAGCTTTATAGTTAGCCAGGCCTGTAAGCTGGATGTAACCCCTACCCTTGTACTTCTGGCCATCGCCATCCTTCTCAGGTGTGTTACCAAGGGCTATGGCCTTAGCGCCGGTATCGTAAGCAGCACCGCTGGCCAGCTCGGTAGTATATCGCAGGCAGGCACTCTCATGCATCACCTGAGCCAGGTAGTGTACCACGCGCTTGGTATTGTTGATACCATAGGGAATGGCCCACATATTGAACGAGGCTACAAACTCATCGATAACAGCTACAGGTGGCACGCTACAGCCCACCAGAGCTCGCATTATCTGCTGTCGGTTTATCTGCATAGCTTAATCCTCCATGTTTTGTTCTGGATCGTGCTGCATGGCATTCTCCTTGTTCTTAATGTACTCGCCTTTTTCGTTATAATCCTTCAGGCGCTTCAGCAACCAGATAGGACACCAGGGAAAGATTGCGTTACTGTTCTCGATGATGCTAATGGCCTCACGTAACAACATGGCCCAGCAGATGTATTCGCCAAACAAAGTGGTAGCTTCCACGGTGTGGCCGTTGACTGTAGAATAGGTGAGGAGGTTTGACAGGATCAACAGAGCTATGTAAACGAATGCTTTCTTAGCGAGCTTCTGCCAGAATTCCTCGCTGTTAAAGTCGCATAGAATCCAGTGCTTCACCATCGATACGAAGGTGTCTATCAGCACAGCAACAACAATCCATTTCACAAACTCCCAATCCTGGTACACGTACTTCAGGATACTACCAACTATAGTAAGAGGCAGCGCAGCAACTGACGCAATAACTGTTTTTGTATACATGATCTTTAAAATTTGACTACGCAAATGTACATATAATATGTACACGCGTAAAGGACACGTCAGGGGTGTTACTGCTGCTGTTGCTCTATAGCGTCATCGATGATGGTACGTGCTGAGTGCTTGGCCTTAGCGCGCCATCCCTGCAGCTGCTGGAACTCTGCTGTATGATTGCTATTCTCTGAGTCGGCCAGGTAGTTATTCAGGATAGCTTCTACCTCGTTTGCATCGTAACGCGAACGGATGATAGCCGTTACCATGGGGCCGTAATCAGCTTCAGAGAGCGGCTGCTTGTGGCAGTACTCTACCTCTTCACACTCAAAGCCCTGCTCTGTCTCTGTTACCCCAAAGCGGATAACAGTTGTGTTGATACCTACAGAATGGATAGTTTCCACCTGTGTGGGGCGATTTTGATAAACTTGCTTATTCATAACTTTTATAATTTAATAGGTTTGTATTTTATCTTTGTCCGGACGGATAAATAATTCCCTTTTATATAGAAATACTTCCAGAATATGGCGCCAATCAAATCGATATCGGCTCGGCGATATCGGTATGTACAGCGTTTCATACAGAAGCCCATATAAGAGTTTAGTGTTTGCTCGATGCGCTGCAGATCCTGTTCGTTACAGCCTTCGTTTAGCATACGACCAAAGCCCTCGCAGCGCTCCTTGAATCGCGCCAGCGTACGATTACTTAGATATAAACGGCCAGGCTTAATGTAGGTACCAACAAACAAAACACCATGACTAACCTGCTGCAGATATCGCTTATCCTTATGCAGATTAAGCAGCAGCTTCTGTTTCAGGAATAATTCGATTTTAGGTATCGAATCAACCAGGAACCACAAATCATCACATATAATCAGAAAATCATCCACAAATTGAGCTACAGCATAGTTTTTTCCTCGATACAGATAATGCACGTAGGCAATAAAGAACGACATCAGAAAATTGGCAAACAGCTGCGTAGTAAGATTGCCGATCGGCTCACCCGTAGGCGACGTAAAGAGCGATTTATTAGGCTGCAGGTGTCGCCACCATGATACCGGCGAATTAAGCACACAATCGCGCTCTGGATGATGCAGCACCACAACCTGTACGGCATGAAACAGGATATCCCAATACATACACGGCTGATCCTGCAGGCCGTAGCGCTGCCAGCCAAAATGGGCCTCACGGAATTGCCAGCGACGCATAAACCTCTGCAGTAGGTACCAAAGAAGATCTTTATTAATCGACATAAAGAATCCCACCAGATCGCCACGGAACACCCAGGCTGGAATATGGTAGTTATCGCTGATGCGACGCATACTTTCGGCTGCATACTCTACTGCAGCTTCGGTACCGTACCCTTTTCGACAGTTAAAGCTTACGTCCCCTTGCTCTCTGAATCGCAATTCAAACAGCGGCTCCAGGCGCAAGCAGATCCAATGATGTACGATACGATCACGAAAGCCTGCAGCAAACACCTCGCGCCATTTCGGGTATTTCACAAGAAAGCAGGTAGACGTGCCTGGATGATAAGTTCTAGTCCACAATTCGTAGGCCAGAATGGGGATATCATCGGCAGCTATCTGCATATATTCTATAGCCTGTTCGCTACGCGTCTTACCCCACAGACAATCGTAGTAGGCTTCCCAAACAGAGTAGACGAAATCCTTTGGCACTTTACAATCTCCGAGTGCTGCCACAGGGCGAACAACGTTACCGTTATACTTGTTGTTGTTGTTCGCGTTACCATTGCCGAAGTTCACGTTACGCGCGTTGTTGCGGTTGTTCTCCGTAACGCACCAGTGGTTACTGCCTTCTTCCGTCTTTGCAACTTCGTAACTGAAAGAAGCCTTTCCGCTTCTCGCAGTAAGACGGCCATTCAGAGGATTATATACTGCTCCTATCATAGACGAACACTCTATTTCAAGCCCTGAGTATTTGTATAATCGCGCCAAGCCACACATTGCGCAACTATAGCTTTGGCCAGGGATTTCATCTGCTTTTCTCTGTTTTTATTGATCACATTGAGCTGGCGTAGAATCGTAAGATCATCCTGTGTATCCTCGATAAAGATTCTAGCCATCGAAAGATATTCCGCACGGGCATCCGGATCGCGCGAGGCTTCGCCTAAACCTACGCATTTCTTCGCCTCACAAACAGTATTCAACATCGAGTCGATATACTTGGTTAGTTTACGCGGCGTCGAGTCATAGAGCTTGGCCACCATATATTTCAGGTTAGCCATGTCGCGATACAGAGGCAGCTGACGCAACGTTCTGCGCGCCTTCTTTTTCTGTAAGCTATCGGCCACAGTGCTCTCTGGCACAATCACACCGCCCATCACCGGCGATTCTATCTTTCTTTCTTCCATATTGCTTCTAATTTTCCTTTGTTGTTTCTTATTATTAGTCGGCACGAGGCCGTACCGTATTCTGCTTCTTCTGATTCTGTTTTACGTGACATATTATCTTTTCTATAGAAGGGATGCGTGTTGGAACACGCACCCCAGAGGTAAAAGGTTACGTGCCTTAGGGCACGAATGTGAATGCTGCCACAGGGCGAACAACGAGACCGCCATACTTGCTGCCGCCGTACGCGCCACCATTGCCGAAGTACACGCTACGCGCGTAGTAGCGGAGGCCCTCCGTAACGCACCAGTGGCCACTGCCAGAGCTGATAGGGATTGATCGCCCACGGGCTATAGCGTTGGCAAATAGTGGTTTCTGAGCCTCTAATGCTACATCGCTAGCCTGGCCTCCCTCGCTCTGTTCTGCATACTGCAGGGCTGGAGCACCATCGGTATTGTAACCAGCACGGCTATTAGCCATAAAGTTGAAGATCTTAGCCTCATGGCCAGATGATGGAAGCATCCATTTGCCGCGAGCGTAGGCTGGATGCAGCTTGTCCTCGTTAATCACCAACATGTCGGCAGGACACCACACGTTGCATCGGCGCGCGGCCATGAACAGCAGTTCGCGGTAGCGCGACGGTGTAGTAACGCCCGCGTCCGTAGCCTTCTGCACCAGTAGTTCAGCAATTTGATAGAGTCCCTGCGTAGTAAGTGGAATACCAGCTGAGTTACAACCGCCTGCCGCACGGATCTCGGCATAGTCTTGCTGAGTGATACCCATCTGACTATAAGCTGCTGTCAATACGGTATTAGCATAAGTCATCAGTGTGGCGTTCTCGCTCTCGGTGTTGAAGTTTTCCATCCACGCATCGGCGTAAACAGCGTAACCATTGTTTGCCACATTGGTAGGATCCTGCATAGCAACACCATTACCAGCTGCTTCTACGGCTACTGCATCCTTGCGGATATACTTATCACCACCCTGGTTAGGCAGAGGTGTATCGAATACATCACTACGGCCTGTAGCTATTCTTATAGCTTCCATCACCGGATCATCATACGATGCGCCCGTTTTTGTGTCGCTAAAACCGTTGGCTGCAGCAGGATAGAGGCCCCACGAACTTTCATAACCACCGCTTACCTGACTGGTTGGAAACGATGGGTTATTAGCGCTCAACACCATCAGTTTATAGTAGGTATTGCCTTGTTCGTCCTGCATTTCCTTGCGCTCAATAACCATTCCAGCACACTGTTTCGAGGCGTCGTTCTGATTATCGAACTGACCGTCTGTCCATGCGTAGTCGCCAACCTCAGGGATGCGGTTCCACAAACCGATCTTTTTGGTGGCTACAATCGTTTCTCCAACAGTATTTGTCAGAGTTACACGCACGTTGAGTACGATGCCACGCACAGCGGCGCCAATCTGTATCAGATGCAATACGGGGCTGTAAGGATCAGGGAACTCTGCATAGATACCTTCTACATCGTCGGTCAGTTCCCAAATTACATCTGGCACTTGTTCGCCTGTAGGCTTGGTGGTCACAGCTACATCATTACCTGATGTAACCAGTATCGACAGATCGTTGAAATCCTGGTTTTCGTCAAGATCATAACCTGCAGATGCTCTATCGGTATTGATATACTTCTTACCGTTGATACTCGTGGTAGTCGCGGTGATAGGCGTGCCAGGAAAGTTGATATAGAGGCTATTGCCAGGATAACGGATATTGCCATAACGAGTAATCAGTTTGGCTACATCGTCGTAAAACAAGATACCGGCAACGCCACTTGTCACCATAATAGAACCAGCCAGTCGACAGATGTAATCATCGCCGATAGCAATCATCCATCGTATCAGGTCGGCTTCAACGGACTGCTGCATCCACGAGATATTATCGAGGTCGAGCAGCGTGACGGTGGTGCCGGCATCCTTCATTGCGAGCACATGTCCGCGAACGCTGGTGCCCAGCAACGGCGAACCTTTGACGGTGAGCTGAGTCAGATAGCCATATCCCTGCAGGGTTAATGTTGCGAGCTGTGGCTGGGCTGTCAGCGAAAGTGCTGTCAGTGTTGCAGGCAGCAGCATACTCGTAAGGGTAGACGATGCAGGAACGCGAACCTGTGAGATACTTGTGTCGCGCACATCTATACTCTGACAGAGGGTAAGCGCCGACAGATTCAGCGTGCCGGTACCAATGACAGCACCCCTAACATTGAATTCCTTCAGGCGTGTAGCGGTACCGATAATGATATTATTCACACGGAAGGCTGGCAGGTTCTGATCGGTATAGAACACAGTAGGAACCGCCTCGAACTTGGTAAGGCGACGTCCATTCAGCGTAAAGTTAGATACGCCATTGTTGGCCACCATATCACCCACGTTACCCAGCTCGCGATAATAGTTCAGTCCAAATACGTTAACACCAAGGTCGCTGGCCTGTCCTGGATCTATATTCAACTCGAAGTATCCGTTAGGCATATTGGTAGCACCTGGAGCTACACGAACATGAGGATTAATCAGGTTAGATGTTTCGCGGCCTCCAGTAGGATAGATCCATTGGTGTGGTACCAGCTTAAATACATAAGCTGAAGGTGAAGAAGATCCTGGTAAAGCAAACTTCTGCATACCGAAGCTGTCTGTTGCTTCAGCCAATCCCGTTAGGCCCTGGCGCAAACTGGTAGGCGTAAATTCGCCGAAAGCAGCGTAGCTGGCCATGTATACCAGGCGTCGCTTCATAAACTGCAGCTCAGCCTCCAGCTGGTCGCCCATCGACTGTTTGATAGGATGGATAGAGCGGATATCGCTCAGGAACCCGATCAACTCAGGCAATTCATAGCGGATACGTGCTGCCTCATTGAATACTACTGCAGGGAAGTAACGCTGGATATCGAAGATATAGCGGTTAAGCGCCTTCCATACACCACTCATAGCGTCGCTTTCGTCACTACCAACACCACCAGTCAGCGAAGCCATGTGACTCAGGATAGAGCGAAGCATACTAGCCAGATCGCCGGTAGGCTCCCACATCAGCTCACATAGATCGAACAGTACGTTATAGTAGCCCTCGTACATGATCGAGTTATCCACATCGCCTGTCATAGCCACACGGTTAGCATTAGCACCGGCGTATGGATGCATACGGTCGATATAGTAAGGCTTCGACTGCAGTCCACTGTTATCTGTGGCCAGAGTGGTATCCACATCATCCTGGTGCAACTCAAATAAATGAGTAACAGGATCCAGGACATAATAGGTATTCTTAGAACAGTTGTCGGTACCAGCAATGAAGTGATTCTCAAAACAGTAGTGGAACTTCAGAGAGGTTACATTAAAGAAGCTACCGATATTGTTTCTGGCATCGGCCACAATGGCATCAACAAAAGCCTGGTTAACCAAGTCTGACTGATTCTTCTCAGCCTCAGTTAATCCATTCCATGCAGCTGCGGTTAGGGCATAGGTACGCAGATCTATCTGAGCGTACTGCGAACCATCCCATAAACCGGCATCAACCCACTCGCCATCGGTATAGTCGTAGCGTTTCAGCAGGTAATCGCCAGTAGCGGTACCACCATCGGTATGGCACCAATACTTATTTACCTTGTTTACGCGACTCTGTGCCAGCTCGATACGAGCACGCTCTTCGGCTGTAGTCTCAGCTGTGATAGTACGATCGGCATAGTCGGCATCTACCATGAACTCCTGCAGGGTACCATCGTAATGACGTACGCGAGGTGCATGCAGATACAAGAAGTTCCAAGCAGCCTTGATATAACCAACGATAGCTGCTGTAGGATATCCATTCGAATCTGTCTTACCGCCATCAAAATCAATGCATTTCTCCTTATCACCACCCTTCAGACGGTAATAGAAAGCTTCCTCGTCTGGATCGTAGAAAACCTTAGGAGTATCGTTACCATGGGCCACATCATCCCAAGGCACACGCATATCGGTAAGCTGCTTATCGTTATCGGCACCCTCGATCATGCAGAAATCAGCATGAGCGCTCTTTACGTATCCCCAACTGGGCTTATCCATCTTACCTGCACCCCAGGCACATGGGCCACGGAATACAGCACGGTCGCTACCCTCTGCCTGAGTGAAGAACAGGAACGGTTCTGTATGTTTGGCCACAACGGCACCGTTTACTGCAGTCTGCATTGTATTCTTACCAACTATGGCAGTATGAAGCTCGTTATACAGCCAATTAATGCCGATAAGGTGACTCTGCATCGAAGAGGCATAGTTAATCTTATTCACCAGCTTCTGTGCCATGGGAACGCCAAGAGCAACCTGATATCCCACGCCGCGATACTTACCATTACCATCAATCCAACCATCAGGCACTGTTACCTGTGTAGTGGTACCATGGTAAGGCAGGGCGCTCTCAGTAGGCAGAGGGAAGTTCTTACCCAGATAGCCACCCTTCAGCTTCCAGGCACCGACCTCTCCAGTAGGTTGACTGTCGCCATCCAGCCACTCGTACTCAGCATCCCACTCTGCAGTAATACTGCTATGCAGCATGGTGACAGGAATTGTAATTTCACCCTCAGCATCCTGGATCTTAACCTGGATATTATGGTAGTAATATGTCTTGGCAGTGGTACCCTGGTTCTTTTGTGGGATACTCTTTGTGGCCTCACAGATCTTACCAGACAATTCAGGCAGATAGTTTCCTTCAGCATCATAGCGGTATATCTCGATCCAACCTGTCTCGCCTTTGTGGGCATTCTCGTGGTATGGCTCATTTCCGTGCCAGATGAGTACATTCTTCTTAATACCAGGAACAGATCCGTTACCGGTAATATAGTCGAGTCCAATAAGGCCGGTATTGGGATCAATGATATCGTTTACAGCCTTCAGTTTGCGCTTCTTATCGCTGTCGGGAATGGTAGATATATAATCCTGGAACACATCTTCTGGTGTCAGCGTCTGACTCTCCCAGATTCGGATTCCATAGATATCGATATCGGCGCCATCTTGTCCGATAGTGATACCACCATTACTCATAGCACCGGTACAGAACTCTGAAGCTGCAGGAGTGTAAACCAGTTCGCGATTGATTTTACCATTGATGAGTACGCGAACCAGTGGGAAAGATCCCTGAGCCTGAGCTGCTTTTTCAGCTGTAGTTAGAGCGTCGCCATGAGCATTTGGATATACTGCATTAACAATATTAATAGCAATATGTGTACGTACATCCTCTTGCATTCTAAAATCACTCTCTTCGTCAGAGTTCCAGCTTTCGGTAGTGAAGTAACCAATCATAGGCAATAGTCGTAAACCACGCCATACTCCACTTACCTGCTCGGCTAATGTCAGGATTGGATCATCTTCATTTGTTACGTTACGAACACAGATATCAAACTCCATATTCAGCGACGCGTTAGGACTGCGATAGAGTACAGCCAGAGGGTTATACTCAATATTCAGGATACGGCCTGCAGGGACTCTCAGACAGGCCTCGCCTTCGCTATCCTTCAGATAGCCATCTTCGGTACCAAGTCGGAAGTTCTGCCAGGTGCTTGGTATGGTCGCGCCGCTCTTAACGTTAATAATCGTTCTAGGATTGGCTTCATCGTTATTACGGATCTTTGGATTAAGCAAGAATGTTGATCCGGCTGTAGGCTGAAATCCGCCGGTATTATCTACACGCAGATAGATATTACCCTCGCCAGTACTCTCGTAGAGGAAATCCTTTACTACTCCACCCTCTTCGCGAGTAGCATGCAGGAATGATGACAGTGTGCTACCTTCCTGCTCAATCTCTACTGTCATATCCAGGTAATACTTGGTACCAGGACTTGGATTGGTAAGGATACTGGTATAGACAGTTTGCTGTGCCGAAATAATACTGTTAGCGCTATTGGTAAGCACAAACGTAGTAGGTATAGCAGGGCCTGCGTTAACAATATTGCCCTCCTGATTTATCGATGGGGAATAAATGGCATACGCCAGTAGTCGCGTCTGTACGAAGTTCTCCACCTCTTCTCGCATTTCGGATATCAGAAGTCGCGGCTGCATATATACCTCTTCGCCAGCGCTGGTTCTAACCACCATGATACGTACTACCAGGTGTTCGCTCTCCAGCTCGCCAACCGATGAATCGCCAGCTGTCAACCAAGCCTCACAGGTCTTAATACCATGGGTAAGAATGCCATAAGCAGACATTTCAACCAGGCTAAACGAATCCTGTGTCTGAGCTGAAGTCAGCGAGTGGCTGGTTTCGTAGGTATCCACACTACCCGTAACCTTCAGATGCAGTGTACGGTTCACGGTACCGCGAACGGTGTAGGTAAGGTTAAGCGCTGAAGGATCCACCTGAGGCTCGTGCCAGGCTGTAGTCATTTCGATACTCAGCGTTACACTATTTATCTGCAGTACGATCGGTGTAGAGCCCATGGTTTTTGTTTCGCCGTTATAATCGGTGTACACAAATGTAGCTCTCAGTCTGATCTGGTTCTGAGCACCGTTCTGCAGCAATCCCTTCAAGTCAACTGTTGCAGGGTATCCGCTACTCTCGCTACTAGCCGCAATCGTCTGAGTGGCCACCTGCAGCCACTGGCCACCCTGCAGACGCTCAACTATCAACGTACCATTACCACTCATATACTCCTGGGTAGATGTAGCAGCTATCACATGGATAGCATTAAAGCGCAAAGGAACCTCAAAGCTCCCACCATCCTTAACCAGGTACTGAGTAGCCGTACTGCGCGACGTAGCCAGGCGTGCTGTGTAGCTATCGGTCGATGCAGTAGAAATAGGCACAGTAAGATCCTTCAAGATCAACCCTGCAGCAGCTTCAGCATCTTCATCCCATGCTGCAGCATCATCCTCTGTAGCAAATGCAAGAATATGAATGTAGCCGTTGGCGTCAGGATCCGTTGTACGGAAATCACCAAACTTCGCGCCGATCTGCGCCTTCAAAAAGCGCTCGATCTCGCCTCGATTTATACCATACTCCGCGCCAGGTGGCACATTGGTACCATGTATGGTTATGGCGCTATCGCCATTGTTTACACCTCCCCAATCCTGCGAGAGGTTTGTTAGCAAGTTACTACCCGCTATCGTTATTTTCTTTGCCATAATATTGATATTATAAAATTATTACCAAGCTTCACTACGAAACCATCCAGCGCTACGAAACCATGCCGGAAGATATCCCGCTATGGTAGCAGCCATCAATAACAATCTTCTACGAAACCAACTCATGTCGATGGGGCCTCCCACCCTGCAGCTACTGCCAAACCATTAAGCACACTTACCTGATACGTCCAGCCATCTTCCCAATCGGGCTGTTCGCCATCCACCCAGCGGACACCTGAAGGCAGCGTAAGTGTAAAGTTACTGCCACTAACCACAAACTCCATCATATACTCGTTAGTTCTGCCAGACGCTCCAGCTGTAAAGCCGACATTCAGAACCTGTACAGCACCCCATCTATTCAACTTGTTTGGATGGATACTGATGGTGGTATCCGTCTGATCGACAATGATTGTTGATGCAGCGTCGATAGTAGTGGCATTACCGCCGATATATATAAGGCCATCATTGCCGACGGTAATATCAAACCCTGCACTAATATAAGCCCTCAGCAGCTCAGCTGTTATCTTAGCTGCTGTTACCGTACCGTTCGCGTTAGCCTTCGCTATTAGGAACTGGTCGCTATTCTTAATCGCTCCAACCTGCGTAAACAGGTTAAGGACTTCTGCTTGTGTTACTGACATATCTTATATCTTTTAATTGCACTTGAAATCTACCCACTTATTAGTATCCATATAAATAAGGAGATGAGCGTCACGATTCAACGATATACTTGTATTTTCACTACCACTGCTACTAAGTTGTATCTTATGACTCGTTCCAGAATTTACTTGTATAGTCATATCACCACTTGTGCCTTTACAGAAATAAAACTCTCCTATCTTTGGGCTTGATGGCAATGTCTTTGTACCAGAACCAGAAATAATATTCTTTGCAAACGAAGTCACACCAGCGACTGCCAATATGCCACCGATATTAACAGGTGTGCTGCTGCCAAAGTTAACTGCGTTTGCGTTTATATTTACAGAATCAGTATTTGTACCTCCAATATTAACCTTATTACCAGGGTTGGCATCTGTATTTATATTAAGCGTTTTCGCTCTTTGATACATTGTTCCAGCGATGTTATCTATAACAGCATGGTCAACACCGTTTCCAAGCAATTCGAAACCGCCCATAACACTAAGGGCAACATAATTGCTCTTGTTATATAGACGCATATATCCATCTTTGCGAATATAAGTACCGCCAACATTACCAGAACTATAATTAGTACCAAGCGTTTCGTCCGTAATAACAAACCCTCCGATAGAGCCTTTTTTCGAGTATAGATCTCCAGTTCCGGCATCAAGAGCAAGATAAGGAATAAAGTTATTTCCCTGGTTAATCATACTGCCATTAAAGTTGCCGTTGATAGTCTGGTCAGCAACACCATTAACAGTACCCTTTCGTGAAATAAACCAATTATTCCAAACAATAAAACCGCCTAACTCTGCAAACGCCGCGAACAGCGCCTTAGCAAACACCATTTCGAAGCTGCTTGCAGAACCCCAATAAGTAGTGTTGGTTGGCACTTTTCCTTGTGCATCTTGCTTTAAATAATAATAGCTGCCATTGTAATATACAATAGGACACAAATCATCAGTCAAGGTATATGGGGTGTCTGGGTTGTACTCGCCCATTATGTGATACATACGGCCTCTTGCGCCATTCGTACCAGACTTTCCTGTTAAGCACACATATACATAAGGACCATAAGTTCCGGTATTCGGGTTGTATAGCCTACTGCGCTCCCATACATACTGACCATCCGAGGGAGAAGGTTGTGTAGCACCCCATCCGCTCGTAGGCGCAGTTGTTCTACTATCGCCTACAGCATATTCTTTTACATAATAGCTACCATCATCACCATCCTCTCCATCTATACCATCAAAAACTACATTAACACGTTCGGAGTCGACGATAACATTGCTTTTCCAAAGTTCAATTTTAGCCCAGGCTCCACTTCCGATTAGAGTGCTTGTTGCAATACTATCGGAAGATAAAGAAGTTGTACCTGAGGTATTCGTGTATTTTAATGATAACCCCTCTGCCGTTATTGCGCTATAACTGCTCAGGATGGTTGCAGCTGCACCAACGGTTTTCTTTACCTGTAAAACCAAAACGGTATCTACCAATGATCCGCTCTTATTTTTTCGGATGGTATCAAGGCTTGGCATCAGCGAGTAGATAACACCATTCTGTCCGGCTCGATTCTTATTGATCTTATAAACAGCATTCAGGATAATGTTACCATAAACTGCAGACACCGCGATGGTAGCACTATTCGCGCTAATATCACTTGGTACAAGTTCAAAGTATCCTGCAGCCTGAGCGGCAGCTTTCTGGACTGCTGTAAGAGTGAACGCGGAACTATTACCATTACACTTGATGTTGGTTGGTGTAACTGTGATAGCAAAATCCTCAAAAGCATAACCTTGACCAAGAAATAGCATTAGCTTGCTCGTTTCGTAAGCAGCTCCACTCAGCACATTACCATTCTCGTCGCAATTTATAAGACTCTGCTCGTTGCTCAGATCGATTATGTATGGCGTAACACCATCAACTACGTATCTATTCCAGAGTTTTACTTCACCAAATGGCTGCCAAACACCATTGATTTGCTTGCGTTGTGCATAGAATTCATATCTTAGATTATCACCAACACCTGTAGGCTCGTCAGTCCACTGATCTGTCTGTTGGGCATCGGTATAGGGGCAATAATCATCAACCTGTCTGTCTGCAGTTACGTCATAAATGGTTGGTTTGTCTGCATCTGTGCCATCCCAAGCCTCCTGAGTAATAAAGATATATTCAACACCCTTACCATCCTGGCCGTCGTGGTTAATAGCAATATCGATACTCTTCTGTATGCTTAATCTGCCCTCGCAATCTATAATGAGATCAACTCTACAACGCTCCATGGCCTTTGCGGCATCAAGATCAAATCCAGTAGTATCAGCGCTGGCGCTGTTCAATAGATTATCGATACTGGTAATATAGAGCGTCGAATTCTCAATCACACATGTGCATCCTACAGGCATATATGTTATTTTATATGTCCCGGTGCCGGCTTCTGCGTCAGTCAATGCTTCTGTAAGCAACGTTCCGTTCCTACGTACTGTTATAGCGCTGTGAATCCTGTATGTACGAGTAGTAACGCCTCCCTCTGTTGTTTCTGTGTAGATCCCGCCTATTACGTAGCCGTGATTATCCACCTGAATCGCACTTATATGGCCACTGATATTTACGTCGTATTGGGCGAGATCACGTTCTAGCATTTCCAATGTGTAAGGATCCAGCTGTACAACAGCACTACCGAAATAAACGTTATTCTGAACATACAAACCATAGCCCTGTAACTGTCGAGTGGTGTGATCAGTGAGCTCAACCTCCATATCGCCCAGATAACCAGAACGAGATACGATATTGGCGCTTTGTATCTGCCAGGTACTAACGCCTTCCAAAATCATTTTGTAGTAGTGGTTAATACTACTCTCGTACTTACTGGCGCGACGTTCCGCATTCGTAAAGCTACCATACTGAGCGAACTTCATAAATACGCATGGGTGTGGAGTGGTAGCAGATCTAAGCTTATATATAAACTGGCACTCACCTTTTCTATTTATCACCATGCGCTCTATATAGAAGTAACTGGTAAAGAATCCTCTCTTCGCCGAAAAACCTATACCATCGCCTTCTTGCGAAGATGATCCAGCAGCCATCTGTACATCATCATCTACAGTGGCAGTTTCGTAAGCTCCAGCGATATCATTATAAATACCACGACAGATATCGCCAACCTGTATACTGGCGTAATCATTCTCATCCAGATGCAGCGTTATCAATCCACCATTTACTACGACATCACCATTTTCGTCTTCACCCTCTTTTACATCCTCGATATCGCCATAACCGTTAGTACACCATACCTCACCCTCTGTTACTTTAATACGGTTAAAAACAAACTCTGGCGCGCTAATAAACGAACGGCTATAGATGCTTTCAAATTCGGCATTACCTGCAGGATCAACGGCAGCTCCAGAACCTAAGAAACGACTTCTAAAGGTTCCAACCTTCAATCCCTTCTTAAAAGTAATTTCCCCCTCTGCAGTATCATCGTTAACGCGACTGAGGTAATTCCTGATAAGAGAAGGCAGGCTACTAATAGCATCTATAACAGCCTTGATCTTGTCAAAGTTGCGCTTCAGCTTCAGACGCGCTGACAGTCCGGTATCGCCCGAATTGTCATACCAGGGCTGTATATCCTCAAACTGTATACCCTGCTGTTCCTGTGTCTCGTTATTATCGTTGGCCATAACTATCAATCAATAGAGGTTATTATCTCGTGATTAAAACTCATCAGTAAGGGCTGCCAGAAGTGTTTGGCTTCGCCGGTATCCTGATCGGTATAAGTGAGCATATAATTATTCAGATCATCCTCGCCACGTTTTTCGTTCTTTACCAGCAGCGCATGTTCTACACTTACTTCGCCATGGCTCATGTGCTTCTGTGTCGAGTACGTCATAAAGCTAAAGGCAAAGGGCTGTCCCTTCGCCGTTAGCTCTCGCATCTTATGAATAGCATCGTAAACTGTCATAGTGCAAAGATAGATATAATAGGATTTATCAAAAAGGACACGCTTAGCGGCTGGCATTCTGTTCCAGGCGTTCTTCTTGCTTAATCTTCTTACGCAACTCACGAACAGTCAAACTATCGGCAGTATTACTCTCGATAGCTCGCAGTAATTGCATAACTTCATCATCCTCGCGTCTGAAAGCTACTCCTGGATTGTCTAACGGATCACCGCTATTCGTATATCCACCACGGGCACGGCCACCGCCGTAAGCTTCTTCAAGCATGCGAGTGGAATTTAGCATCCGGATATCACCTATCTTCTGGTGGCGATCTATCACATCCAACAGCGGACGGATCTCAGGATTGGCCACAGCATGATGATTGGCCACAAACTCGTTCTGGTGTACAGGAATCACACCAGCCTGCTTATGTGGATCACCCTTAGCGGTATAGCCTTCAGAGTAACCACCCTCATACAGTCCTGCAGCTTGATCTGCCTGCGCTTTAGCGGTAGCCAGCTGGATAGCGCCTTGCGCTGCAGCAAGCGCAGAGAGGGCAGCTGCTATCGCAGGCTGTGCCGACCATGTTTTCCACACATTGGCGATTGACTGGGCCGTAGCTGCAATAATCTGCAGCACCTGTAGTTTGAATTGTTTCTGAGCATATTTCTTTTGGATAGCGGCTTTCTCTGCCTCCATCTGTTCCTCCAGTTTAGTAGTATCCTTGCCTGCTTTCTTGGCTGCGTTAATCTGCGATTTGTAACGCTTCTCTACAGCCGACATCTCGCGATTCTGCATGAGAGAGAAAAGCTGGCCTGCAGACTGCAGTAATTGATTTCCTGTATCGATAGCAGCCTGCTGGATCGCCTGGCGAGCATCTTCCTCCTGCTGAGCAATCGTCGTTTTGTTTTGCTGATACTGTTGGAACGATATCAAATCCTGATCGTAGTACTGTTGATTCAGCTCACGCATCTTATCGAAAGAAGACTCCTCGCTAAGATGATTCTGCAGTATTGAGTTATTTGTATTCTGATAACTCTTCGTAAAGTTCTCTTCTGCAGTTCTTTTCTGCTGCAACTGCTGGAGTTCCAGCTGTGCCATTTGCTTCTGGGCCGCAATATACTCATCCGAACCTTCCCGCATTAAATTAATGCGCTGCTGCTGGTATTTAACTTCCAGCTCTAGTTTTTTCTGGTCGTATTCTTCTTGTGTTTTTATCTCTCCATCCAATTTCTGTCGAGACAGGGTTATCTGTTCGGCGAACTGTTGGTTATCGAGATCCTTCAGCTTCTCAGCTAATTCGTGCTTACGCATTTCCTCGCGGATATTAGCCTCCTTAGCTATATTGTCGAGAGCTTGGTTAGCCACCTCCATTCTTTCGCTTTCTGAGGCATGGTATTTATCACGAATACCTGCAAGCTCATTCAGATAACTACGTTCTGCAGCAACTTCTTTTAAATGCCATTCATCCTGTAAATCCTTCTTTCCTTGGTACTGTTGCTTCAGCATTATCTTTTCGCGCTCAAAGGCCTGCTTAGCCAAGGCTTCGGCCTCCTTACGTTGCTTATCTTTATCCTTCTTATTAGCAGAACCATAATCATTACTATCGCCACCGCCACCTCCATCGCCATTATCTAACGAATTGGAGCCTGTTGCGTCCTTATGTAAGTCTAAGCCGAATGTACTGTATATCTCGGCTCTCTCTTTTTCTTTTGCCTCCAGGTCGCTATTAGCTTTATCTAATCGCGCATTCTCGTGTTCTGCAGCATCTGCAGCAGTATTACCAACACTTCCCCAGCTGGTAGAATAAGTAACGCCACCGCCTGAGCGATGATATTTATTAGCGGCTTCTGCGGCCTTTTGGGCCTTATTCTGTTCTACACGCAGATTAGCAATCTCCCTACCCAGCTCTTTTAAACGATCCTTGGCTCCCTCAAGTTCGTATTTCTTTGATAAAGAAAGAAGGTAATCATCGAGAGCTTTCTTGTTTTCTTTATACGCCCCAGTTTCCTTATTGAGTTCGGTTACATAGCCAGGGATCTGCTTTTCGAGTTTATCTATAGCCTTGAATCTTTCTTCTTTTGATAATCTCTCATCCTTTGATGCAGCTATAAGCAATTGCAACTGCGACTCCTCTTCAGCCACCTTATCTGCAGCCTGTTCCCTTATCTTATTGAGAGACTTTTGTGCCGCTGCAGCAGCATCTGTTTTCTTCGTTAGATCATAAATCAATGTAGCAACTATCGTTATTGCACCTATAATAGCTGCATACGGATGAGCCTTTAATACAGCCCATAGGTTTTTACAACTTACCAGGAATTTTTCATTCCAGAAAACCTGCAATTTCTTTCCGGCTGCCTCGGCGTTCTCAGCTACCGTCAAGGCAACAATAGTGGCAGTAAGAGCTGTAATTGTTGGCATAAGCTTACCAACAATACCAATGATAGACAATATCAGCTCCATACCTGTTGTACCCACGGTAATACCGCCTTCAACAATCGGCATTAGCTTCTGCCCCAAATCTACAGCAACATCGTTGAGCGATTTTTTCGCCATTTCTAGTTTTGCTGCTGCAGAACTATTTGCGTTATTGAATTCGTCGATGATAGAAGTTCCTTCGTCGTAAGCCTGCTTGGCATCGCTCTGCGCTTTCTTTAACTCGTCCATTTTGTTAATGAGAGAAGATATCACAGGAACGGCCTGAGTTCCCTGCATCTTTAGAGATTTTAAAGCTGGAGCTAAACTATCAAAGCCGCCATTTCTCTTCAATCCCTCCAGGAACTGAAGGATAGCTGCGTTGGCGTCTGTTTTTAACAGATTCGTAAACGCCTGCACATCCAGTTTAGCTGCCTTAGCAAACTTCGCTGGATCTGTAAACATCTTAGTTATTAATTGGGCAAACACGCCGCTAGCCGTCTGTCCTTCAACGCCAGCCTGACTAAGCGCTGAAGCGTAACCCATAATATCAGTCTGCGAAATTTTGGCATTCACGGCCATTCCAGCCATTGAACTTGTAAACTCTGTAATAAATCCGGTATTAGCAGAACTGTTAGCACCCAGGACATTGACTGCAGATCCTGTGGCCAGCATAGCACCATTAAGGCCTTTGGTTTTATCTTCACCAAATACCATGGTTAATTTACCAATCTGATCAATAGCACCTTCTCCCAGATCATCACCCAAGGCGACATTGATTTTATCTGCCGCATCTACAAAGCCCACAATATCCTTCTCAGCCGTAATTCCAAGTCTACCTGCAGCACCTGCTAGCGCATTTAGCTCTTCACGAGCTGTTCTGGTAGTCATTGCCTTAAAGGATTCATTCATGTGCTCCACCTCAGCTTTGGTCTGACCGGTATACTTCATAACATCAGTCATTGCGTCATCCATTTTAGCAAACGACTGTACATATTGATCAGCCCAGCTTACTACACGATCTTTAAGAGCCAACATACTCGCCAGGCCTGTAACTGTGTAGCTTATATTTTGCGCAAAGCTTGTAAGCGAAGCTTTCGTTTCCGACGCGACAGATTTCAATTCCTTCATTCGATTTTTTACTGCATCAAGCTCGCGCTTATACTCATCAAACTCTTCTGATTTGGGATTGAGATTATTCAATACTGCAGTCAAATCTTTGGCACGCTGGCCCAATTGGGATATTGATAGTTTTGAAAGATTAGAGCTACGAGTCCACTCTTTCATTCGCATTTCGTTTCTATGCAACTCTGCAGCCTGCTTGCTTAGCGAACTACTTAATTTATCGTACTCCTCACGCTGCTCTTTGGTCATGGCTTTAAGCCCATTCTTAGCAAGCTTATCCATGGCGCGACGCGTCTTTTCCAACTCTTTTTGTCCATCTTTAAGATCTGATTGGAGCTGCTGTAATTGCTGCTGGTCGTAATCCGGTTTAACATTAAAACGCAGATTCACAGTATCTACTGAAATACTCATATAATAATACCTTTACGTAAATTTACTACGCAAAGATATACATAATATAGCGTTAACAAAAAGACAAAAAAAAATAGGCGAAGCTATTATTCTTCGCCTATACTATATCATTGGCATTCCAATTGGACCGTTCCACTTATGGTTAGTAAACCACCAACTCTTTTTCTTTGGCTTACAAGGCTTCTTAGTTTTTGGGCTACCATCCACCAAACCTACTACTACCCCGATAATGCAAGCTCCAAATATCATCATTAATGTTGTCATATCTTACTCCTTTCTTCTTTTGTTCACTGCAAAGATCGGTATTATTTCTGATATATACAAGGGGAAATCCCTATTTTGTAGGATAAAAACCCTATTTTGCAGCATATTCGATCTTTGCCTTGTTTAAAATACCCTGTATTCTCTCTAATTCATCATCGCTCATACCAGCAGTTAGCCTTCTAACGAGTCTACCATAACCGCCATAACGGTTTTTATTGTACCACTGTACCTTCTTTGGGCGGTGGTTCTTTGTTTTCCATACATCATGGTTACTCTGGTCGCTCAGTCGCTTTTTACGTTTTCGCGCCATAACCTCAATCATTCGGCCATAAGTCATAAAACTAATGCCTAAAGAGAAATTCCCTTGATGATCCTGGCTTGTATGATAATCTAATGAGTCTAACAGTTGGCCGGTGTCTATGAGCTTTGCTTTTTCTATGGCATCAGCAAATCGATCCACAAGCCATTCACCATGTTGCGACAGCTCTTCCTGGATAAACAGATTCACTTCTTTATAGCTATACCCACTCATACCTTTGCCAAGAATTAATCATTCCATCTACCATCATCCAGCCAGGCCCCACCATCATCCCATACACCATCGGTTAGTACCCAGCGGTTCTCTATGGCGGTATCTGTGATAGTGATAGGATAGCACGTCAACTTCCACTTTTTCTGTCGGCCTTCAGTAGTAATTGCTTCCTCGATATCACGCACCACATAGCGACGGTTGCGGATAACGTACACCTGTCGAGGATCTATCACATTCGGATCGTAGGTTTCAAAAGTGATAGCATGACGTGTATCAATCTCGTATCCACCCTGATAGTAGCTATCATTCAAATCTTTCAGGCGTAGCGATCCCTCTGGGCCTAGGATTGCATCTACTATCATTGGATACAGAAGCGCCTGTATTAGAGCATGGTAGGCATCCGTATAGGCTACTGGAGTATTATTTCCTAAAACAGAACCATTATGAAAAGCGCAATACAAATCAATGGCTGCAGCTTCTTTCTTCTCGAAAGATCTGATATCACCCTCGGCGCCCTCAGATTCTGTAGACTCTTCTGTCTGTGCGCTTTCCTCTCCATAGCTTTTATATCCATCGCTAGTACCGATATCAACCACTTCGCACCCAACCATACCAAGCCATGCCATAGGTGCTGGCACTATCTTTAGTTCAAGCGTAGAATCTGTATCTTCGCGATCCAAATTACCGTACTGGTTAAGCTCTATCCTAAAAGTATCTGTAGCCGTAGTATTCTGCTGCTGTACTTCGTATTCGCGCGACACCTTTATATAGTAGCGCCCTGTAACTCGATCCTTATACACCTTCTTAAAATCGCTGATGGCAGTATCGATATTTACAAAATCAAACTCTTCGATATCTGCAGCCTCCAAATACCCTTCTGGCAGTTGCACTATCTTACTCCAGTAACTGTCTGGCATATCGTAGCTTACATCTGATGTAGTAAACTCAGCTTCGCGCGAGTCGTCATCCTGCGACTCTGCCTCGTACGCGTCAACTACGTTACGAACAGTAAACTGCCTGGCATTCGCATAGAACTGTGTTTTAAGAAGTATGGCACATGTTTTATTAAGATTGTCAGTAATAAACACTACACCGGTAAGCCGTTCAACCTCTGTCAGGAAATCTTTCACCGTCCAACCAGGTAACATCTTGGCATATTCGGTAGTAAAGATAGTATTCACCAGAAACAAGTTCTTAAACTGAGTATTCTCCAGATGATTCTCTGTTACGGTATACCCTAGTGCTTCCATCAATCGGCGCAACAGCGCACACAGATACGGCTGTGGACGTAAATCAGATCCAGGAATAATTGTGTTACCAGTACGACGCCCAGCCATAATATGGCCTCGAACATATCTATTATAGACATACCCAGACTGTGAGCGAATAGTAGGCAAGCAAAACTCTACATCCGGGAAGCTATCCGTAGGACTTATTGAGGTAACTATTGTTTCTATCTCACCTAAATCCAACTCCTCGATTTTCTGATCCTGGCCAATGAAGTAATTCAACTCCGATTCTCCAGATACAATCTGGATGGTTACACTCTCCTGAGTCCAACGAGTAATAATTTCGGTACCACGGGCGTACACATGGCCATCGGCAATCAGCACAGCTGTACGCTTGGTATCCAGCTGATCGGTTTTATTTAGGCGCTGCAGGAATCCATATAGCGTACGGTTAGTGGGATTATCCAGCCGTAGTGTACAGTCGTAGGTATATTCACCATTCTTGGTAAAGAATGAGTTTTCGCGTTTCACTGTTACAGTAAAATTCTGTGGCAGCGTTACCTCCACACCGGCTATCAGTAATTGCGTCATACCTCTTTGTCTTTAAGCTTGAAGGTTACACTCAGGCCATTAAAACCGCCATAAGTATTATACTCCCACTCCACTACTAAAGGACGCGAATAATCTACTTCGCCCTTATCACATAAACTACCAAAGCCACTATAATTAATCAGCAGTCTTACAATCTCTATCATTAATTGCTGCAACTTAGCGTAGCTCTCAAATTCAGCTTCAGTACCCTGGCGGTCTTCAGGCATTTTCTCCAGTACCATGATTAAACACTCACCCTCACTCTGAAACCAGCTGCTTTTACTAATTTTGGCGCCAGGGATATTGCCAGCCACCACAATACCAGCTTTATCCTTTACTAGGTTTACAAGCTGTGTTTCTGTCACAGCCAAACGAATAGCGATATCATCATCTATCTTGGCTTCTGTCTTGGCAGAATTTATCAGTTCTGAAACAAATTGTCTATAATCGTTAATGGGTATCATAGCAGTAACAATGGATTAGCAGTTTGGAAAGAAATCTCAATCTTTGAGCCATGGAAATTACGACGATCGCGACTGAGATTTGATTTGGTAATTACGACATCATTCCACTGGCCATACAGTAGCACCTGGGCTTTACGAGCTGTAAGCAGATCCTGCCAGGTATCCACTTCATCCTCGTGGTGTAACTGGCCACTATACAGCGTGTATTCGGAAGTACTTTTTACATCGAACCTCGTACGACGTCCAAGCATCATAGCCGTATCATCCTGAGCTTGTGGTTTATCAGTCATATAGCTTGCTACTACTGTCTCCGGCACATCGTAGCGATTCAAGAACCGTACACACACATTATCAGCACATACAGCTGGCAGAATCTTCAGCAACAGTTCGCTACCAATATTCAGAGCCGTACCATCGCCGTAATATTGAGGGAATAACATAGCTGGATCACAGTCAACAGTTGTTACCTGGCCGACATTGCCGATGACAACAGTACGATTGGTACCAACCAATCCGACAGTCACTTGTCCGATAACTGTTACCAGTTTTTGAGTACCAGGATAACACACACCATTACAAGCAGCTGCTAAAACCACCTTCTGCCCCTGTGGATCTCGCGGATTCAGTAGGCGTTGGGCGTATAGTGTGGATGTAATATCTGCCTCGCCAGTCATTTTCACGGTGACGGAAGCTTGCGCATTATTCTGAACGCCCACAATCAACTCGCCATAGAGAGCTTGAGTTAATACGTCGGCCAATCCGGATACACGAATACCACCATCGGTATCGTAATTATAGGTTTCCTTCAGTATTAACTGGCTTCCCTTCAGCAGCTGCAGCGTACGACTGGTGCTTACACCTGTCAGTATAATATCAGCAGTCTGTGCTGCAAACTTGGTAACAAACGGATTGTTCATACTCGCATAAATTTATGATGTTTGTCGTTATCAGGCATCTGCAGATGCGTAACAGGATCCTTCCCTGCAGCCAGATCTCGCAGTCTCTTCATTTCATTAATCCAGTAACGCTGATCTATCGAGAGCTGCTTCAGGTAGGCATTCAGCTGCTCTATCGATGGAGTAGTTTCGGTATTACCACCACCATTACTCATAGCTAATTGCATCAAGCCGTAAGGTAGCGCCTGTAACGAGGTACGACGTCCCATCAGCGCGATAGCACCTAATGCAGTAGCCATCTTTGCCGCATAATCTGCAGTACCGGTATCCGGAAGCTGCTGCAGATTACCAGGAATAAATCCTTCGCCATAAGCCTTTTCAACAAACTGCTGACTCTCGAGCAAAAATGGCAGCAACTGTATATACAACCAGGGCGACGGTTCTATACCTGTAAGCCAGGTTAATTCGTCTGCATTACCTATGATTACCTTCTGAATGCGCTGATAAAGTGCCGACTGATGGAAATTCTCGTTACCCATCAGGCAGAATACTAAACGATCTAACGCACGATAGTACTCTTCCAGATGAGCGCGATCGTCACGAGCCAGCTGCCACTCAAAGGGGCGTGCTTCGTTCTCTTTGTCGATCTTTACCTTGCGGCCAGCATTTTCGTGACTGATATCGTTCAGTCGATAAAAACGCATAGTAGCCATAAAAGCCACAGCCTGCTGAGCTGCTAGCTTAGCATCACCGGCCAACCCATCGAGCGACTGCATACCCAATATTCGGCAGATATCGGTTTCCACACCTTTTATGGTGTTTTCTATCTTACTAAAATCGTTGTTAGCATAAAACGATCCTGTCAGATTGCGTAAGTCTTCAGATTTTGTAATAATCATATTATTTGCCTTTTTCTCAATTTATTTCTTTTGAAGCCGTTTTAATGCGTAATAATCACTCAACAGCTTCTGCATTACATTTATCAGAGGTGTGTGATCCACGTCTTTGGCGGTACCAAACACACCACTCTCCCCAAGAGTATGACAGATCTGTATGAGCGAGCCGGCATTACTACCAGATTTCTTTGTATTATCCGATTTACCAAACAGTGGAGCAAAACAAACTTCCACTCCATCGATGGTGAATACACCGGTAGTCAAGTATTCACAGAAGTAGGCGAACCAGGCATAGATTCCCCACACCTGCCAGCGCTGCATCTGTTCGCCTCGATGCTTTTTGGCGTCGAAATTATCCCAATCGTATGGCTGTAGTCGTAGCTGCTGCAGCTGTTGCATTTTCTTCGTAGCTTCAGGACGGTACAACAAGCCTGCTAATACATTAAGATGTATTTCGTCTGGCTGCTGCTCGTATTGCTTCAGGATACCCACAGCCATACGGAACTCGCCAAACATGATATCGGCACCATGATCCAATGGGCCATACCAATCACGTACCTTTGGCAATCGGTTCCAGGTAGTTTTATACATCAGCGATATCTGATTACCTTCAGCATGCCATAACCATCCCAAAGTTTTAGCCAGATTACCTACCAGCAGGATGTAGTTCTGGTTGTTTAGCTGCAGCTTAACGCCACGGTTCTTCAGCAGCATACGAGCCGTTTCGGTAGTGATATCCAGTTCGGAATATCTACCACCGTGGTTTACAACCTTCTGGCGTATCTTCAGCAGCTCGCGCCAGTCGGCCTCAGTCAACTCATCCCATGTATTGGGAATCTCGATATATCG